CGGCCTGCTTGCCACCTTATCGTATCTAGCAAGCGGCGAGATGGTTGATGGCATACGCATAACCGGGGCATATCCCGATGATCCGGCAATGCGTCAGGCGTGGATACGCGGCAAAATCATGCCGTATTCGATCGGCATACGCCAAGATGACGGGTCATATCACCAAATTGGTATTGATCGGTTTCAGCCGATTTCCGGCCTTTTATCTATGGCAGGTGATCTTGCTAATTTCAGCACTTATGGCAGCGACGAAGACACGCAGGCAATGTATGCAATGGCGGGTGCGGTTCTCGCAGAGGATAATTTCTTTGTGGATACGGTGAACACCGGCAAGTCTATTGGCAAGCAACTGGGCACGATGCCGATGATGGAAGGCTTTACCGACATCATGGAGGTATTCGGGCAGCAGTATGAAAATATAGATCAGCGGATATCGCGGGCGCAGGAACTTATTGCCAAGAAATACACGCAGGCTGGAATGGCTGCGATTACGCCCTACAGCAGTCTAGTCGCTACGGTCGAGCGGACCATAGACCCCGAAGCGAGTAATGTGAAGCCAACGGATGAGCAGTTAGCTGGTCGCTATTACGTCAGCAGCGCACGCCGGGGATGGTATGAAGCCCTCAACAGAGCAAAGTCACGCACGCCGATCTTGAGCGAAGACGTTGAGGTGAAGCTGAATATGTACGCAGAGAAGCCGACGCAGTGCGAGAATGGTGTGTGGTGCATGATCTCGCCTGTTCGTTGGTATGGAACGGAGACACACACCGGCAGCAAACGAGGCCGTGGGGCTTTGGTAGACAAGGAGATGATTAGTTTAGGCCTTGGAGTGCGTGAGCCAAAGGACACTCAGCGCGGCGTTAAGATGTCGGTCGAAGAATACAATGAGATGATCATACGAATTAACTCACCGATGCCTGACCGCATTGTTGGTGACGAGGAAACCACACTGACATTTGTCGATGAGTTGTACGAGACAATGCAATTGCAGGCGTATGAAGACGCTTATGATGGTGACAAGCTGAACCTGTTGCGTGAGGTGCTAAACTCACGCAAGGATATTGTACTCGATGAAATGTTTGAGATGGTGGATGGTGAGGTGTCTGTTGATGCCCGTGGGTCATTAGCGCAACGTAAAAAGATATACGATGAGGGTATCATGCGGTTAGGCAAAGCCGTGCCGCAAGGTGGATGGTATGATGAGGCCATGCCGTCGTTTCTTGATTTTCGGTAATATGTCAGTAGTCGCAACGCAGCAATCGGAATAGTGATATGAGCATCACCGTCAACGCAGTCCACCGTCGAGTACAGTACACGGGCAACGGTTCCAACCTTGGGCCGTTTTCGTTCAGCTTCAAAGTGCTCGCAGCGGGTGACATCAAAGTCAGCGAAGGCACGACAACAAAGACGGTGACGACCCACTACACCACGTCGCTAAATGCAGACGGTACGGGCACCGTCACGTTCACGTCCGGCAACGCCCCCGCCAACAACGCCATCGTCACGATCGAAAGTGATCAGGCGATTGAAAGAACGACCGACTACAGCACGGGTGGTGACTTCACCGCGGCAAGCATCAATGACGCACTCGATCGATTGACGATTAACGATCAGCAGATTGAAACGCTACTGTCGCGCAACATCCAACTGCCTGCCACAGTCAACCGCACGACGAGCGGCACCGGCACATCGGGCCCGCTGTTCTTCCCTTATGCCGACACGGCAAGCGATCAGGCAAGCAAGCTGATCGCTTATGACAGCAACGGCACAGCGTTGGAGACGACGACCGGGCGCGTTAATAGCGCGACAGCGACGGCATCGTCTGTAAGCCCCGGCGGATCACCAACGGCATCGGTCACGTTTACTGCGTCCACCGGTGCGCTTGCGTTTGCCTTGGGTATCCCCACGGGCGCGACGGGAAGTACCGGCGCAAGCGGATCCGACGGCGTTTTCTCCGCAATCGCCAGCCAAGCAGAAGCCGAAGGTGGTAGCGAAAATACTAAAGGCATGACGGCGCTCAGGGTTAAACAGGCGGTCGATTCATACGGCTTGCTCGCCAGCAACAACCTGAGCGATGTCACGGCAAGCACCGCTAGAACCAATCTCGGTCTCGCAATCGGCAGCGACGTGGCGGCTCATAATGCGGATAGTCTCTTCGCCGATGTCAGCGATAATTTGACGGCTGGGTTCTCAAGTGACTTTGAATCGATAGGCAATTCGGGCACTGGGACTCAGACCCTTGCACTTAGCAATTCAGCGGAGAATTTAAAAACGATCACCGTGAATGGCAGCTTTACGCTCGCGCCTCAAACGGTCAATAGCGTCATTGCTCTGATAGCAACGAACGACGGAACCGGCGGCTACACGATTACCACGTCGGGATTTGATTTGGTCAGCGGCACATATAACAACGCCGCCAGCGCAAAACATTTGATGCGGTCAACTGTCATCGACGGCACGCAAGTTCTGGAAATTTTGGAGATCGCCTGATGGCGTTAATCAACCCACTTTTGGGAGGCAACCTCGCGGCGTCGGGTTTCGACACGACCCTTATCTCGAACTCAATATGGCTGGACGGCAGCGGAACCAGCGGCGACAGCCTGACGCGAAGCTGGGGCACGCCGAGCAACGAGGACCGATGGATTTGGTCGACATGGTATTGCCCGCTTCGTGAAGCGGATAGCACCGGCAATCGCGGTAACATTTTTGCGAGCGGCTCCGGATCAAACGGATTTTACTTAATCCACACTTCAAACGATTCCACGTTTGGCATTTTCCACAGGGACAGCGCGGGTAACGAAGGCGCAATCAACACGACAGAGAGCTACCGTGATCTGGGCAGATGGCTGCATTTGCTGGTCGATTATGACTCCGTAAACAGCACCGCTGCTGACAGGATTAGTCTGTATGTCAACGGAGTAAAAACCGGAGTGGCCAGCGGCACGCGACCGGGCAGTGGTAACCATATAAATGTCAACGTCTCCGGACAGACGCATCGAATTGGGCAAGACTTAAGTTCAACGCCAAATTATCACGCGTCTTGTTATTTAAGCCAGACACTATTCCTCGACAATAAGAGTATCGCGGCGGGGGACTACTCTATCACGGACTTTCTGGGGACGCCTTTTACATTCGGAGCCAATGGCTCCCAGATAACGCCGAAGTCTGACGCTGAGATAACCACCATCGCCAATGCCGGTGGTGACCAGTCCAGTTTGCTTCTGTACTCGAATGCGTCTGACATCGACAACGACGCCAGTAGCAAAAATAACGACTGGTCTACCAGCACAGTCGGATCGGCAAACCAGTCGCCCAACACACCGAGTCTGGTATACCCCGTGATGAACCCGCTGGATCAAGACACATCAACAGCTACGACGCTGTCCGATGGAAATCTGAAAGTCAGCATGTCTACAACTGTGGGCGACGGCATACGTGCGACAATGCGTTGCGGTGGTAAAATTTATTTCGAGGTTGAGATAGACAGCATTGCGACAAACAGCGGTAGTTTCATCGGAATTGCGACCTCAAATCACGACCTGTCAGTCGAGGCAAAAGGCAGCGGAAACCGCGATGCTTTTGTCGGTATCAATTCATTCGATAGCAACCTGTGCGGGTTTATTTCTGGCAGCAATTTTGATGCAAGCTACGGCGGTCTCGGTAACAATTTTGGGACAGCCGGAAAATATCTGATGTTTGCTGTCGACATCGACGCCGGAAAATTTTGGGGCGGCTACGACGGCACTTGGTTCAACAGCGGAAATCCTGCGGCTGGATCGAACGACAGCGGCAAAAACCTTTCGCTCTACGACGGCTGGATGCCTGCAATATCGCGCGTTGGAAGTGCAGGTTCTGAAGTGTTCATTTTCAATTTCGGAACTTCGTCTTTTGCTCATACACCTCCTACCGGGTTTGTTTCGTTAAACAGCGCAAACCTAACCAAACCAGCGCACCAAGGTTGCGATGCATTTCAGAGCGTCACATACTCGGGCAACGGCTCGGCAAGGGCGATTACGACCGACATTGCACCGGCTTGGGTGTGGATCAAAAATCGTAGTCAAGCTGACGAACATAAACTCGTCGACATCGTGCGCGGTGTGCAAAAGGAACTGTCGTCAGACGATGCGTCGAATGCCGAACAAACCGATTCAAATGGCGTCACCGCGTTCGGTAGTAGCTCGTTCTCATTGGGCAGCGGAGCCAATGGGTACAACGACAATACGGAAAATTTCATAGCATGGTGTTGGGAAGCTGGGACTGCATTTTCAAATGACGCGAGCGCAACCAGCATTGGAACGCTTGATTCCAGTGGTCGAGTAAACGCCAGTGATTCATTATCAATCATAAGCTACACCGGCAACGCAACAAGCGGCGCATCAATTAAACACGGGCTTTCAGCAGCGCCTGAGTTGGTGATCCATCGAGAAAGAGATAACGCAAACGGCTGGATCGTTGGCGCAACCGACGTTGGCTATACAAAAATGTTGCGTCTCGACACCACTGATAAAGAAACGTCGGACAGTGCAGCGTGGAATGACACGGCACCGACAAGCAGCATTATTACGCTCGGCAACGGCAACGGCACCAACCGCGACGGGGGAGCGATGATCTGTTACGCTATGAGGTCAGTCAGCGGGGTTTGCAAGGTCGGTGTATACGAGGGAAATAATTCCAGCGACGGACCCTACATCAGCTTGGGATTTGCATGCCGGTGGCTGCTTGTGAAAAACGTAGACACAGCCGGGCAAGATTGGCGCATTTATGATTCAACCCTCGATGCTGCTAATCCCAACATTGAATTTTTCAAAGCAAACGCTGACGCAGCGCAGATTAGCTCAAGCGGCTTCGACTTTTTGGCGGATGGCGTGAAAGCGCGAGATAACAACGCCGGTTTCAACTCGGCTGTGACTTTTGCATATGTCGCATTCGCTGACATCGCTTCGGGGGCAGGGCTTGCTCCGATATATGGAAGGTAAATAAAAATGATCGTACTTGAACAAGATGGCAACGTGACGTTTCAAGGATCGTGGACGCGCCGATTGCAAGAAATGACTGGCCTCGTCGGCAACAAGCAACCGCCGCTGCCGCATGCGACATCTGTCGGCACGCTGCGCGAGGTTGAGTACGTCAAGCCCTCATTGCTTGCATATCAGCGAAACGGCGCGGAAAGCGGAGAGCTTGCCGGTGATGTGTGGAAAATTACCGTGGCAGCAAAAGACCTGTCGCTCGATCAAGCCAAGGCACAGGCGCTGTCCGAAATAGAATCGACACGCTATGGCGTCGAAACTGGCGGTGTTATCGTTGGTGGCAAATTTTACTCAACAGATCGTGACAGTCAGGCGTCAATTGCAAGGGCGAGCGGCACTGTTAGCTGGAAGTGCGCTGGGACAGTGACGCGGGATATTAAAAAGCTCGACGGCTCTAGCGTCTCGACCGTCTGCGCTGGCGCAGCCGAGTTTGCCGATAGCGACATGGATGCTGTGAAGACCGCAGTCGCTGAACACGTTGCCGCTGCCTACGCGAGAGAGGCTGCGCTTATGACGGCGATCAACGACGCCGATAGCGTGAGTGCGCTGCGGTCGATTGATCTTACGGCAGGGTGGGCAAGCATTCCGCCAAGTGATCCCGGCGAGTAATGGTCACCCGCCTGCTCATCGCGATGGTTTTGCTGATTGCCCCGGCGGCAGCAAACCCGTTGGGGGAGTTGGGCAGACCTGCAGCGGGGATGCAGACACTTTCGCCGTGCTGGCTGAGTGAGGCTTTTGGTCGGGTTATAAAGCGATCGGGGTTTGCGGTGTCTGTGCAGGGATTACTGACCGAGAGCATTGATCCGGCACGCCCGGCCTTTGTCATGTACACCCACCGCGACGGTCGGTTCATTGCTGTCGTCAGGCAACAGCGTCGTAAAATTACCTGCGTCATGGCGGCAGGCGACGAGGCGAACTCGCTATGATGGAGGTCACACCTGAGATGATTGTCACCGTGGGTGGCATGAGTGCGTCCATCATCACCTCCTTCGCGATGGTGCGCAGCAAATTGCAGCAGGTTGAGTTGGAGTTAAAGGAAGCGCAGACGCGTCTTGCCCAATTGGATACACGACTCGATCGCAACGACACACAGACTGATCTCGTCGGGCAACGGCTGTCAGTAATCAGCGGCATGATGGACCCCGAGAACCGCGAGCGACTACACCGATCCCTTGAACGCTTACAAGTCGAAAGCGAGACACTTCGGCGAGACGTTGATGTGTTACAGCACATGCACAACGGAAGGCACAAGGCGATTAAAGATGATTGACTGGCAACGCTATCCAAATTTCAGCGAGAGCGAGTTTCGCTGTCGGTGCGGCTGCGACACGTTGAAGCTCGACGCCACGTTGCTAGAGGTACTGCAGTCGGTGCGCTCACAGTACGGCAAGCCGATGAAGATAACGTCAGGCTATCGCTGTGAGAAGCACCCGATCGAGGCCCGCAAGGTCAAGCCGGGTGCACACAACAGCGGAGCTGCAGCAGATGTACAATGCAGCGGACGAGAGGCATACGAGCTGCTCAAATTATTCTGCGCGGATGACCGCGTGACTGGCATCGGCGTTAATCAGAAAGGCCGACACCATCAGCGTTTTCTGCACGTTGACGTAATCACTCATTCCCCTAGACCAAATTTATGGTCTTATTCTTAACCTAAACGTCAGGAGTCAAAATGTCACAATTGATCAAAAGACTGCGGGAGCCCTCAAGTTATGCTGCCCTCACAGGCGTGCTTGCCCTCATAGGGGTCAACGTGGACCCCGGCCTCATGCAGAACATTAGCACAGGGTTAGCTGCCCTTGCTGGTGTGGCCGGGTTCTTCCTTGGCGAGAAAGCGGAAAGTTGAGTACGACCATTGTCGTCTCCATCGTACTTGGTGTCGCAGTACTCGCCGGGGGGGCCATCCTCTTGGCGAGGGCTGTCCGCAAGGCGGCAAAGGCCAAAGCCCTCGCAGCCGAGGTCGAGGCGCATCGGCGCATGGCTGCGGTGGATAGCAATCGCAGCATGCCTTATACTGCCAAGCGGTTGCGTGACTCTAACTTCTGCCTCTAGCATTATCGGTGCAGGCGCATCAGCGACGGGTGCCTATTTCGACTACCTCACTGCCGAGAAGGCAGAGGGTGTCGTTATAGTGCCACCGATGCAGGAATACACGCCGGAGTTCCTTGGCAAGGCAGCAGCGGAAACCGAGTTTCTGAAAAAGCCATGTTCGCATGACACGGTGTCGGACGAGTGTAGTGCCCTTGGTCAGATGCTGATCGACTACGGGGTGCTGCGCGATAAAATACGAGCCGCCGCTGATCAATGAGCACACGATCGGGCAGGGTGGGCGACTTGCTCGCTGCCTCTGCGATCGAGCGATTGGGCGGCATGCCTGCTATTGTCCGCACAGACGGCTGTGACATCGTCGCGAACTATAGCAATCAGTGGTATCGCGTTGAGGTTAAGGCTTCTGCCAAAATCAAGGACAATCGCACGTCGTACCAATTCATCACTTCGTATGGACGCACAACAAAGCAGATTATGACTGTAGACGAGATCGATATCTTCGCACTCGTCGCGCTTGATTTGCGCCTGTGTTATTTTTTGCACGTCAGCGAAGTGCGAACCCGTACAAAAAGGATAGCGGCGAGGTTTTTCAGCCCCGCCGCCGAGAAAGAAACGTGGTTGCAAGCAATCAGTCGAGTACAACGATCGACCGACGAACACCATATAGTCGACTGACGCGCTTGCGTTTCTCGAGTGAGGTTATTACACGCGAAACACCCGATAGATGTAGGTCACAGTTTTGAGAAATTTCACGCATTGATGGTGAATATTCATTTTCCTCAATGTAGCTGCGAACATAATCAAGCACACGCTTCTGCATTGGCGTGATGCCGTGTTTCAATTCGGGTTCCAATGCTACGACTGTATTCATTTGTCGGCTCCAATTTTCTTGTTCGCTGCAAGGCGCTTGTTACGCAAATCCTTTGAGATGCCGGGTGCCAGTGCATCCAAAGTGTCCGCGTTTTTGATTTCTAATTCTTCCATGCATCTGATGCGCTCGTCAGGCGTCAGCTCGTCATCATTTATGAGCTTCCGCATTTCAAGGCGGTACGCATCAACCCACCCTTTGCTGTTATCGAAAGACAGCGTTCGCGCATCGAGAAACGACAGCACGTAATCGCTCGCGTCGTCCTTCACGATTGGCTTGGCGACGACCGGCTCCGGTTCAGAGGCTTTATTGCCGTCGTCGTCGGGATCACCGACTGCACCGCATATTGCGAGCAATCCATAGCGACGTGCATAGGTCATTGCCGAGCCCATTTTTTGCGGGTCTGACGTGTTCGCGAGGGGTATACCTCCATCCTCCACAAACTCGCCCGATACATGCACAAGTCGCGTGACGACACGATCACCTGCCTCACCGTGGCGTACCATTTGCGTGGCGGCTATATGATGTTTGGCAAGGACTGGTCTTATCGTATTAACGCAATCCTTGAGCGAGGAAAACTTAGATCGGAAATGCGGGTTTTGCTGCGTCATCGGCGGGTTAGTGATCTCTGACAGCGCAGCCACTAGGTCTGCGTGAAAATTATTTCCGGCCATTTTTGTGATCCTCCAAAACAGTTACGCCGATTTCACGCAGGTAATGCATTCGATTGTAATGATCCGCATACGCCTCATCGTTTGCGATCGCCTCGATCTCTTCACGCGCACACTTGTCACAGACCATAGGCGGATACACGCCGTTGCTGTCAGGCGTCGTAGAGTGAGCAGACGGACGTAACGATATCCCGCAATGCATGCAGTTCTTATTGATTTGTGCAGTGTTGTGACCGGCGTTCAGCGGGCGAGGCAAAAAACTGTCGATCGCTTTCTGCACAGCCGAGTCTAAATCACTTCTCCATTTCATCAGTCTTCCTCCGCGTAATTTCAAATTCAGCCCGACGCTTTGACTCATCCCAATACCACCGGGGCATCACGTCATAGCGGCGCTCCATTTCATCGCACCACTGCATGTATTGCCTTGCGTCTTTCATTGCTTCGCCTCTGTCACCGAAAAGCGCCGAGGCTTCTCATCGTTCGTTGTCGTGTGGTTGATGGTTATTCCGCCCGGCAGCTTGACCCGTTCGACATCATTCATCATCGCTTTCATGATCAGGCCGCATTCGTCCATCATCCGCTCGCAGCTTTGTTTTGTGCGCCGGGCGGTCAGGTACGTTTCGCTCGCATCAATCAGATGCTGACGTGCCTCACTCATAATTTCTGTCGTCGGGCTCTCAGTGAGGTCCATACGATCGGGCAGACGATTGCCAAGCAGCATGCGACTTGCCTCGCTGCTGGTCTGCGGCCCGTAATCGGTTCCGTCCTGCATGTGCTGCCAGAACTCATCGACTGCCCGTCGAATGGCGTCGATCGTTGGCTGGTGTCGCGGTACGATCGCAATGCGCCACCGACAATCGCTCATCGCCAACTCGGCAATGACACCCCACTCGCAATTCGCACAATCCATCTGGGCCTGCACCTGCAGGACACGCTCCATGCCATCGATGCGCTCTGCCGGGTAGCCGGGGATTTTACACTCCCACACGCTGCCTGCAGGTATGAGGTAATTGCCATGCATCCAATCAGCGGTGAACATGCCGTCGAGTGATGCGACCATGTTGCACCATTCGTTCCGGTAGCCGATCTCAGGCTCCACGACTGCAGCATCAAACTCGTCATTGAACCACTGCAGGGCACCGTCTTGCATATAATTTCCACGCTTCATAAACGGCGTAGAGGTGTCTTCCTCGACGCCATCTCGCGCATTACGATGACGCTGCAGGATATCGTTGGGCGTCTTCCCAAACGGTATCAGAAACGTGCCGTCGATTGCCGTAATAAATGGTGGATCTGATGCGCCGCTCTCTTGCCCGGTTATGCTGTGCTTCATTGGATCAACGCCTCAAGCGCAAACATCCACGCACACAAGGTGACAAGCGCCGCGAAAAACACGACGCCCTCAAATACAGTCTTGAATATTTCCATATCTTATCCCTCTCGGTTTGCATATCCGAGGGCATTCATGGGTATTCATGGAGATATTTGGCATGCAAACTATTTTAAGGAATGTAGTTATTCCAATAGGTTGCGGCGTTATCGGCACTCCTGCCGAGGGCGCCATTATCTCCTCAAAACCGTTGAATACCCCCGAATATGCGGGTGGTTTGCAACATTTACTCCCTACGTTTGCATATTCTGTGCTTTTTTTGTTCATTTTCGCAACCTTGCAGATGCGTTGGTTGCCATTACAGCAGCGCTTGCTCTCGCTGTGTAGATGCGTGACGTTTCTGCTTTCTTCCAACCGTAAAACGCCATCAATTCATGATCGCTGGCGCCGTCTTCGGCCATCGCAGTCGCACCTGCCTTGCGAAGCCCGTGGGCACTTAACCCAACCGGTGGTCTGCCGTGTGGCAAGCCTGCCTGCTTTACCGTAGCGGTGAACCATTGCGAGTAGCTTTTAGCTGATCGGAACGGCGTGCCGTGACTTGTAAGCAGATAGACCATATCGCCGGTCTTGGTCTGCTCGATCGCGTGCTGTAGATTAGGATGGAACGGCACGTTAATTGGTGCGCCTGTTTTCTGCCGGTCAAAATACACCCGCGCCGCGCCGTTGGTGTCGCGACGGACGTGCTGCGGGCCGATCAGATAGGCATCGGCAGATGCGGCTCCGGTCCAAAACATTAACTCATAGGCAAGCCGTGGCATCGTGCCAATCGGATGATGCGCCTCGTACTGCTGCAGGTGATGCGGTTCCCATATGCGGAAGCCCTGTGCGTTTTCCGGTTTGCGCCGGGTTATGTTATGGCAGGGATTGACCCAATCCGCACCGGCATAGCCGCGTTGCACAGCGAACTCGAACATCGGTGAGAGATCAGCGAGAAATTTCTTGGCTTGCTCTGTGCCATTATCTTCGCACCACCTGTCGTGCAGGTCTTGCATGGTGTTGCGATTTAATTGACCGTACCGCTTCCAGCCGTGGTCACGCATGAGTTGATCGAGACGCCGGGTTTTGCTTTTGACTGTGCCCTCGCTGTAACTTGCCCACTTAGCCGACTCCTGAAACGCGCTGTAGAGTCCGCTGAGAGTAGCTGTGTCTTTGTTGGGGGTAGGCACCGGCATGCGCTCTAGCTGCGCCACAGCGTCTTTATACTGCTCCACAAAGGCAAGCGGCTCTGTCCTGTACTCTGCTGTGAGCCGGTACGCTTTACCTCTACCGTGCTTCTGAACGTAAACGTACCATGTGCCGTGGCGAGATAGCACCGGGCGCAGGTGTGGAAGGTTCGGCAGCTTGGGTCGTTTGGGTTTGCGCGGCATTACCAATCACCTCCCGTCTTTTTATGAGGTAATTTGTCAAAGGCGCGGTCTAACTCCCGCCGATCCCAAACAAAGCGCTTCAGTGACACCCGTCGCGGCTGCGGCAAGCGGCCGTCACTGACCATGCGGTCGAACGTCGTAGGGCTCGCCCCGATGTATGCGGCGGCAGCAACGCGATCCATTCCTCTCGGTGTGTCTTCCATTGTCATCTCTCTGTACACTTTATAACCTCATTTGTTGCTAATTAATCGCGGCAAATTCCTGCGGCATCGCCGAAAAAACCGACGATCACTCATTGTCACCGCGACCTTTGTCGCCCCAATACAAGCGTTCAAGGTAGCTTTGGTGATCGGTGCTCGCCACGGCTCCAGTCTGTTCATTAGTGTGAGTGAGTTGCCCTTCACTAATCATAGTTGCATAAGCGATACCGAAACGTGCAGCTTCTTGCCATTCGGATGACATCATACGCGCATGAGTGCGCAGCGCTTGTTCTTCGATCAGCAATTTAGTCGGGCGATAAGATGATTTCGGACCGTTTCCAATTTGCACAAGCAAACCAAGATTGATGCCATCCTTAAGTGCCTCGCGGATTGTGTCGCCGCTCACAGGTATTTCATGCAAATCGCACTGCACCTCGCACATTGCGCGGGTAATTGGCATGCGTGACGTTGTTATCAGGTTGGTAAAAACTGTCACGATAAGCATTCGGTTTGCTGTTCCCTTGCGCCATTTTGAAATTGTTGGCCCAATCGGATTATTCCCCACGCCTAATTCAACAGACATTGCCAACTGCATACCCGTTATTAATTGGATTGCGCGTATTCTGTGACGCCAAAACCAAGAGCTGGGAATTACGCTGAAACGCGTGCCGATAGCCTGCGAAGTCGCCCGCATTTTGTTGAACCAATCACGCGCACCCGTTTTGTGTTGTTCTTCAGTTAAGTTGCTGTCAAAAATTCCACGTCTACTGTTCATTTTGCCACCCCTCTGCTTTTCACCCGTTTCGGTAATGGTTTGCCCGCGTTCTCGATCGCCCGCTTGACGGTCTCGGCCCTCCATTGCGGCGGTTTCTTGCCGGGCTTCCGCGTTGAGACACCGAGATCAATCAAGTGCTGCTGGTAAGTCGGCACATGCCGTGCATTCAGTTCGCGCGCGGTAGCACGCAATCCGAAGATGCCAATCTTCTCAATCTCCGCGATCGCAGGCATGACCACATCTTGCGCGTACTTGATCGTGTCGTACTGGAAAGCTTTGCGACCTTGCTTGCTCGACTTAACGCTGTCAGGTGAACCGAGTGTCACACCACGCTTACGCGCAGCACTCAGGGCCACCTTGGTACGCTCCGATGTCTGCTCTGCCTCAAGCTCTGCAACTGCAGCGAGGATACGCCACAGGAACTTGCTTGTGGCAGGGTTGCCGAGATCCGGCACATCGCAGGCGACAATACCAATGCCGTCGCGCTCTGCTGCCTCAGTGATCTTCGACATAAAGTTAAAGTTACGCGAGAGGCGATCGAGCTTGGCGACGATCAGCACGCTGCCGTCATCGCGGCAGTCATCTACGGCCTTGCGGAGTGCCGGGCGACCGGTGCGCGACTTGCGACCGGACTCGACCTCGACCACGACCTCAATAACCTTCAGACCAAGCTCTTTTGCTTTAGCCCTGCCGATCTCTTCCTGCGCCTCAAGGCCGAGGCCGCTTTGCCCCTGCTTTTGCGTGCTGACACGACAGTAGATGCGTGCCGTAGTCGATTTGGGATTACGGGGTGTCATTTAGACGCTCCCAGAATGCTTCGTGTAGTGCCTGCACGACCGTGTCATATGCGCGGTGTGCTGCTGCCTCTTGTTGAGGTGTGTACAGGCATGCAGCTTCTGCATCCTGCAACCCGAGCCCAAGCAGGTCGTGTACCTTCGCTGCCTGCTGCACAGTCAGCTCCATTGTGACTTTGCGCTTCATGGTCGTCTCCCTTTGTTGATTGATCTCACTCGACAGCACCGCGCGGGTGCTGTCTGGCGAAGTCAGTCGTAGAAGTCGTCTTGCATAGCGTCGATAGCGGCTATGCGATCTTCCTCGTCATCACATTCTTCGATGTCAACGTCGTCGTCCCAACCTTCTACCGCAAGGTACGCCTGTTTTTCGCGTGCGACCCAAGAAACGGCGGCTTCATATCGTTGGTTATCCATTAGTCTGTTCCTCTCTGTCATCATTAAAACCCTGTCTTGTTCCTGTTATATGTCACTATTCGTAACGTCGTCAATAGTCATAATACGTATTATCGACATAATTACGGTGCGACTTATGACACAAGCACGCAAGACCACGCTCGTACTGCCGGAAGATTTGGCGAGCGCATTGAAGATGAGGGCAGCAGGGGAGCGGCGATCGATGTCGTCGCTTGTCAGTGAATTCTGCACGATCGGCTTGCAGGCGAGGGAAGGCGACCACACCGCACGGCTGACGGCATTCAAGAAAGCTGCACGGTATGTATGACGCCGGTCACGTTCCTGCTTCCGTACCCGCCAAGCACGAACCGGCTATGGCGATACACAAGCCGCGGCGTTTACCGCACGTCGGTCTACAAGGAATGGCTGACACAAGCATCGCTCACAGCGCAGTGGAACGGCTTGCCAATAGCAGAGCCGGTCGCGGTGGAACTGCGGGCGGGGCCACCGGACAAGCGGAAGCGGGACCTCGACAATTTGCTCAAGCCGGTCGGAGACTGGTTGGAGCATTTCGGTATCCTTGAGAACGATCACTGGGTGCATCGATGGACCGCAATGTGGGACAGAGACAACGTACAGCGGGGTGTGATGATCACCCTGTGTGCCCTCGATGCGGCGGATCAGGAATGATCTATCGACCGGAGGTCACAGTCGCGGTGGGTCAGTACACAGCCGACTATCGTGAATACACAGTTGGCGGCGAAGATGCCTGCCCGGCGTGTTCCAAGCTCGCAGAGTTGGAATACGAGCGGTATGAGCGTTTCGAGGCGATGAAGAAATGAGCCGCACGCTAACTACGACGACGAAGATAGACAGCAAGTTTGGCTCGCTCTTCACGCATGTCGAGTTCGATGTGCTTGGCAAGGTGGTGGGTGTGTGGGTTAGCACATCGCAGCGACATGAAGACACCGACATCGACGGCATCTGCAAGGCGATCGGTGTAGCGATCCACGACAGCATCGTGGAGGTGGTCGAATGAGTGTCAAGGCGATGGCAGAGGTATGGGAGCACAGCAAGTCGCAGGGCAATGCGTTGGTGCTGATGTTGGCAATTGCTGATCACGTCAATGAAAGCACAGGCGATGCGTGGCCGAGCATCAAGCGCTTGGCAAGCTATTGCAACATCGATCGCTCAACTGTCATTCGCAACATCAATGCGTTGATTGAAATGGGTGAGTTGGTCAAGGAAAGCGGTGAGGGCAGGCAGAATACAAGATACCGTATAGTACCGCATGATTCCTGTGGTCGCGGAGGCGCGACTAGTCGCGGTAGCGCGACCTCTGAGGTGGCGGTAGCGCGACCTCTGCAGTCGCGGAGGCGCGACACTAACCGTTATATAACCGTTAATGATCCCTTAAAGAATAATAAGGGCGATTTCGACGCCTTCTGGTCACAGTACCCCAAGCGGGTCGCGAAAGGTGCTGCCAAGACTGCCTACAGCCGAGCACTCAAGAAGGTCAGCCACGCCGACATAATGGCAGGGCTCGCTCGCTATAACCCTGACCCTCAATATACATGCAATCCGACTACGTGGCTCAATCAGGAAAGGTGGAGCGATGAACATATCAACCTTGCCAAGCAATCCGATGACGCCGAGCGCATTGGACGCACTTCCGACGCATTTACGAAGGCAGCTTACTATTTCGCGCAACGAGACGCATCGGCCGGCATGGGCGACAGACCAGAAGCTGCAAAGCATCGAG